TCATGACTTTTCCTTGTATTTTCTGTTAACACGGTCTGCTTTAATAAGCATTTCAATTACATCAGTTATGGGTATATCTAAAAAATCGGTTACGCTAGACAATGTATCTACCAAAGATAGAACGCTGTTTTTAAAACTTACCCCTACAAACACATCCATAATTTCGTCATGTAGTTGTTCTAGTGTTTTTTCTTTAAGTTTCTTAGCCATTATTTAGCCTCCAATTTCTTTTTCATTTTGTCTTTTACAGCAATTACTTTAAGTTGCCAAGGTTTATCACCATCAGTTGCTGAAATAGCTTTTACAAAGTTTTTCTGCAATTCTGGTAAATCTTGACTCTGAGCTATTGCTTCTAGCCAATCAGCCATCTCAGATTCATTCACATTAGATTTTGATTCTAACTTTTTGGATGCCATGTTGCCATCATCATCCTCTGGTGCTATTCCGCAAGCTGCCATTAAAGAATAGCGCCTTGCATAAGTCAAAGCACTGCCATAACCCTGTGGGTCTTGTTTGCTTGCTGGTACATGCAAAACACCACACTCCAAAGTCTCCCCAGACTCATGCAGAAATATTGTTTCTACACTTACTCCAGTTGCATTTTCATAAAGTTTTTGCATCATCCCTATGCCATTGTTATTAAGAGCATCAATTACAGCCTCCACACAGGCTGAAAGGTCTGCATATTTGGATTTAAAGTGTGGGTTAGTGCTGGACTTTAGAGCTGGTCCAAACTCTTTCTGTGCTTTCACAAATGCTGTTGCTATTAACTTTCCACCTTGATTAGTCATAATGTTCCCCATGTAAATAAAATAAATAAAATAAATGCAATAACAAAGCAGGCTATGATTACCATTTTGTCTTCTTTGTCAAAGCCTTCTTGCTCAAAGTTTGGCTCTGGATGCTCAGGAAATGCCTCAGCTAGTGTTCTTGGAAATGTTTTTGTTGTGGGATTAATATCCCCTTTTCTGAATTTAATTGTCATCTTCAAATTCCTCTGGTTCGCAATTTGGGCATCCTGGATGGTCAGGGTCTTTGCAGTGTGGATGTGCAAAATAATGACTTCTATACTGCTTTTCAAAAAAATCTTTAGCCCTTAATTCTGCAATCTCAGGGTCTTCATCATAGTCACCATCTGGTTCATAAAATGATCTATTGCTCATAATGTTTCCTTGATTTAGTCTTAATTTATTTTTTATCTGTAAAAATAAGATTGAGCTAATAATTCAACTGCACGAGCAGAATGCCCCCAATATTTGTATCCACTAAAACCTGATACAAACCAAAACCCAGTTTCTTTACAATAATTTGCTTTCATAATGTTTCCTAAAAATACCCTTATGCGTTGCGCTAGGGAATAACTGAATATTAACATAGATTAACAACAATTTAAAATATATTTTCATAAACCCCATGAATATTAGGGGTTATTTGTTTTAAAAAAGTTAATTTATGTTAAAATGTAAATATGAATAAACAAACTGCAATCAAATTAGCGGGTAGCGTAACGGCCTTGGCTAACCTTTTGGGCATTAGCATAGCTGCGGTTTCTCGTTGGAAAAAAATCCCTCAATTGAGAGTTTATCAATTAAAAGTAATAAAACCTGAATGGTTTAATGAATTACGTTAGAATAAATTTGAACAAGGCTAGGTTTGAAGTCATGAGCAAACCGAAAAGAGTACCGCCCTCCTGCCATTGTTTCTTTTTAGGCGGAAAATTTAGGCGGCAAAATGCACTACTATCAATTTAATATTGGTGACTATCAAAGTCATACATCCCATTTAACCGAAATGGAAGATCTAGCTTATCGTAGGCTTCTTGATTGGTATTACTTACATGAAACTTCAATTCCTGACGATATACCTAAAATATCTAGGCAAATAAGGATGCGGTCGCATAGCGAATGTATAACGACCGTATTAAAAGAATTTTTCGTTCTTACAGATTCTGGTTGGATTTCCAATAGAGCAGACAAAGAAATTGCAAAAACTGGTGAAAAATCAGCAAAAGCAAGAGAAAGTGCTAATGCTAGATGGAAAAAGGATGCGAACGCATTGCAAACGCAATCCGAATGCAATGCTACACATAACACATTACCCATAACACAAGATACATTACACAAATTAAATACTAAACAGGTGGGAAACAAGTTTCCCCCTTGTCCTAGTCAGCAGATTTTAGAATTATGGAAAAAGCATTTGCCACATTTAACACAACCAAGAACCTGGGAAGGCAGTCGGCAGTCAAACCTTAAAAATCGTTGGATACAGGCAAGCAAGTACTCCAATTACTCTGATGGCTATACAAACTTAGAAGAAGGAATTCAATGGTGGGATTCATTTTTTGAGTACATCGCAAAAGATACAAAACTGGCAAATGGGTTCGAGAGCAAGGATAGAACCTGGAAGCCAGATTTGGAATGGGTGGTAAACGCTAGTAATTTTCAAAAAATCATTGATGGGAAGTACAACAAATGAGCTTTAAAAAATCAGAAACTCAGAATGAACCAGAAAAAGAAGTCTATAGATTATGTTCTAGGTGCATGTCCAGGCAGTTAAATTCAGTCTTAATAAACTTTGGAACTACTTGTGAATCTTGTTTTAATGCCTATTGTGATGCACCAAGTCCCTATGATTTATTTTATAAAAAGTATGAGGGTGATCCAAAAGGATGGGCAAAAAGGATTATTGATAGATATGAGTCTGGTGAAAAAGTTAGACCAATTTCATTAAAGTTTGCACAACAGGCTTTAAGAAATAAACATGAACATGCAGAATATTAAATGACTTCTAAAACTATTTGGCAACTACTACCACCTTGGGAAATAGCTCAAAAAAGACTTTTACCCAATAAATTGCCCATCAAGCATGAAGTTCCTAAAAGGCAAAGAAACATTGGCACAAAAAGAACAAATGTGCTCAGAAAATGGATTTTTGAAGATGTTTGATTGGGATGCTGAATATCAAAAAATAGTCAAATTTTATGCTCAACTTGCTTTAAGAGATGGATGGATTGATTATGTAAGGTATGCAGTTAAACAAAAACAAGAAACAGAACCATTGCTAAAAAATTTGGCAAAAGATGTAGCTCAAAAAATTAAGGAATTAAAAGATGAGAACAGCAAGCAGGATTGATAATAACCAAAAAGCCATTGTGGAAGCTCTCAGAGCTGTTGGAGCTACTGTTTACCACATCAAAGAGCCTTGTGACCTTTTAGTTGGGTATCATGATCAGACATTGCTCATGGAGGTCAAAAACTTAGACACTTCTTATGGGAAAAAAGGATTTAATGCTAACCAAAAGCACTTTGCAGAAAATTGGAAAGGAGGAGCTTTTTGTCTTGTGGATAGTATTGAATCAGCCCTCAGAATGTTAAACATAATGGTTGATTAATATGCAATACAAACTTGTTAATCCCCAGCAAGGTTCAGCCCTAATGAAAACTTTGTGGGCAAAAATGAAAACAGCATTGGAATCAGGAAAAACCCTAGTTATGACTGTTCAAGAAGAAACCAGAACACATGCCCAAAATGACAAATTCCATGCAATTATTGCTGACATAGCAAGGCAGGCAGAGCATTATGGAGCTAAGTGGGATGTGGAGAGCTGGAAAAGATTTTTAATAGACCAATTTGCCTCAGAAACAGGTCTGAGAGCTTCCAAAGTTGCTCCATCCTTAGATGGGTATAGGATTGTGCAGTTAGGGCTTCAGAGCCGTGCTTTTACAAAAGACCAAGCCAGTCAATTTGTGGACTGGTTAGAGGCTTGGTGTGCTCAGAAAGGAATTCAACTTGAAAGCAAACCCTAAAAGGCAATATGTTAGAAGTGCCAAACTTTTAAACAATATTAGATACCTACACTGCCAAGCCTGTGGAGTTGATGACCAAACAGTTGTTGGTGCTCATTCTAATAGCTCTGCACATGGCAAAGGTAGGAGCATCAAGGCTGATGACAATATGGTGGCGGCTCTCTGCTGGGATTGCCACCATGCCTTAGACCAAGGACATTATCTAAACAAAGAGGAAAAAGAACAATTCTGGCTTGAGGCACATCTTAGAACAATATATAACCTAATCAAATCTGATTTATATCCTAAAGATGTTCCTTTGCCAAAAACTTATTTAGATTGGCAGAATGGCTTAAATTAACTCTTTTCTGGATGTGCCTTTTCCATTGGCAAGTGCTCATGTTTTTTGAGTTTGTCTTCAAGTCTGTGCAACTCATGCTCAGTCTTTTTTTCATGTTCTCTCAAAACAACATAATGTGATTTAGGAGACTCATAAGTTTTACCAGTAATTTTAAAGTTTTTCATGATATTGTTTTTCCTTCTTTAAGTTCAGCTAATGATAGTCCACCAGTGTATTGAAAATGTGCCATTTCTTTAAAATGAACCCATTTTCCTGCCCACTCCAAACCAGCTTGTTCACCTAATTCACCTATTGTTGCCCAAACTGGGTGACTTCCATCCCAATCAGCTTTTCCATTGACCAAAGGCACAACATCAATAGCACACCTATAGTTATGGAAAGACTCACCCCCTTTAGCATTTGTAACAATTCTTCCTTCTGTGGTTCTACCTTGAGCATATAGTGCATCCTGGCTTTCATTATCCCTATATGTAGATGTAACCAACAAGTCAATGCCAGAATGTTGGCAAGCTTTAATAAAATCTTCAACCTTTGCTTTAACTTCAGGTAGTAACTCATCTAAATTCCTTGAATTAATCATTTTTCTTCCAATGGTGATGATTTATGTAGCATTGCATCCTTAGCTTGTGAGCCTGCACTAGACCCAAAATAAAAACTCATGATAGCAGTCCAAGCTGTGCCAAGGCTACCTAACATAAGTAGTAATGCATCTGATGTCTTGAATGTCTCCATCATCAATCCTACCAAGATACCAAAAAAACCTAATGTGACCATAATAGCCAAGGCTGGAGGAATAAAAGAATGAGTATTAGTTTGCATAGCTCTAGCAGATGATCTATCTTCAACAGCTAATTTTTCAAAATCTAAACCCAATTCTTGTGCCTTTGCCTTTAAAGCTATTTCTGCTTGTTGGACACTTGCTATTTGGTCAGCAGTAAGTTTTCCATCAGTAAGCATTTTTTGAGCATCATCTTGAGATATACCTAAGACTTTAGAAACTGCTTCATAGGCAAGACCTCCAAAGGGGCCGCCAAGAGCAGTGGCAATAGTAGGTGCAATTGTTTTTAACCAATCCATATTAACTCCTAGTTACAGTATCTTGGTGAATACCCTGTTTCCTGAAAAATTTTATAACACTCATACTCTTTGCTATTGGGTTTAAACTTTTTCATAAACTCAATATGCCATTGTTCCTCTACTTTATTTATCTGATAATCCCAATGGATGTAATACATCAAGCCTGCAACTGTGAAGATGACCACCATGACTGCAATGCATATTGCAATTCTAAAATTCCATTTTTCTTTGTTTCTTGCTTTTCTGTAATATTCTTGCTCATCCTTTTTTTTTGAGCCTGTTCATATTTAGACTTGTCTTTCTCAAGTCTTGCTCTTTCCTCTTGAAAATCTGTCCACAAAGCACCCAGTTCTGGAGGAGCTTCATAAGTCAAAAGTTGCCTTAAATCATACTCAGCTTGCTGGAGTTGCTTT